CCGCTCCAGCTTCTAAAGTTTTTATTGAGTTCACAATATATTTTCTTTTTAATTCAAATTTCATATTTATTCATTTAATTATTTTTACTCTGGAACATCAGCAACAAAATCAGTTGAAGTCATATTTGTCATTGTTCCATTATTATTTCCTGTTTCATCAATAATTGTTGGAAAAGTTGCAATTGGATTTCCTACAATTCCACCATCTCCCATTTTCCAATAACCTTTCATGTTGTCCAATGGCTTTGGATTAAATGGAAGTCCATCATTGTAAAGGTTTGTAACCTCTGTTAAGTCTAAAGCTTTATTAAATAAAACTACTTCATCAATATTTCCTTTCCAGAATCCCCCACCCTCTGCATTATTTCCAATAGAAGCAGAGGTGAATGACCCTGTAAATGTTCCACTAACTCCAGATGTTGATTGTTTCAAAACTCCATCCAAATAAATTGCAACAGCATCTCCCGTGTCATTGTCCCATGTTCCAACTACATGGTGCCAATTTCCATCTCCTTCAATTACATCAGTTAGAACAGCTGATGTTGTTGTTCCTCCCGCTTTATAAACACATCTCAATTCTGCCGAAGCATTATGATAAAAAACTCTTACATTGTTATTTGAATCCTCAAAAATTCTCATGATGTCCCCACTTGCTGAAGTTGTTTCTAACTTAAACCACGCAGAAATTGAACCTGTGTTTTTAACAGAACTCATTCCTGAAACTCCTAAAGAAACAAAGTCATCAACTCCATCAAATAAAGTTGAATAGATATTGTTAAATGAATTAATTACTCTAACATTAAAATTCAAGGACTTTCTATAAATTCCATCACTTCCTGACATGTCATCAAAGATGTCATCATATCCATCAAAATCAATTGCTTGAATGTTTACTGCATTATAAACTCCATTTACTCTATCTAAAGCGGTTCTTATATAATTAGCTAATTTAGAAGCTTCTGAGTAAGTTTTGCAATAAGCTGAAACCATCACATCAACTGTGTCTAATAAAGCAACAGAATCCTTTTGTCCTTCTGGTTCTGCTGAACTAACATCATAAACAATGAAAGGAAATGGAGATGTTTGTTTCATTACATTTGGAGCAATTCTTGTTCCTACCATTGAACTAACTGCAATGTTGTCACTTAATATTTTATATATTGCTTTTCCTATATCCATTTAATAACCGAATGATCCGTATTTTTGTAATCTTTTTTCATGTGATTTTACTGCACTCACAAATATTTTTTCAGCGTCTTTAAATCCATTTGATAAAACTGTTCCACTTTTGCTTTTAAAAGCTTTTTCCATAAACGGATTGTCTTTTGTCATACTGCCCTTATGTTTAATTTTATGTCCGTATTCCACCCAAGCTCCAAAATATCCCCCTTTATTTTTTTTAAACTTTCCTTTTACTCTAGGTCCAACATAACCCCCATATACTTGTTTTGAAGCTCTTGTTCTATAAAACTGAATAGAATCTCTTAAAGTTCCTTTTCTAATTTTTAATGAAGTGTCAGGTGGATAAGGAATGTCTTTTTTAGCAATTGGAGCGTTTGAAGCAGCAGCGTCTTTTAATGGTTTTGAAACTTTTCTCCAAAACTTTCCCCAAATCTTGTCTTGACTAACTTGTTTTGGAAGTTGTCTGAATAATTGGTCAATCTCTTTCAACCCTTGTGCTTTTACACTAACTCCACTCATTGATTATCTTTTATTCTAGTTGCTAATTCCAACATTCTTTCCCTTCCTTCTATTTGTTTTATTCCATGAATGATGTAAGTTTCACTTTCATATTCTATTCTGTAAGTTGTTAAAATATCAACTCCTAGATTTCTAATATAAAAAACAACATCAGTTCTGTTTGTTTGTTCTTGTGACTCTTCTTTTCTGTTGCTTGATTTCCAATCTACTTTTGCCCACAATGTGTAAATCAAAGCATATGTTTTTGATTCCTCTCCATACTTGTTCCTTGTATAGGAAGGTTCTAATATTTTTATTCTTCTATCTAATTGTCCAATACTTAACATACTTGAACTTTATATTGGTTCAATAAATATTGACTTGACAAAGGAAGTTCTGTTGCAGTCCTTCCTGTGATAACTGTTTGTCTGTTTTCATACCAATTCCCAATTGTAATCAAAACAGCTTGTCTTATTCCTTCAGGAACATCTGATGAACTTGTTCCATATCCAACTGTGTATTTTACTTCTATTGCGTTAATTCTATCTGCTAAGTTTGGAAATGATTGATTTGGTTGCAATCCTATTCTTGCAGGCTCTGCATATTTATCTAATAAATAAACTGATGAATCTAAAGTTTGCAATGTATCATTAGAATCATAATATTTTATGTGTGTAAGTCCTGAAACGGGACTTTTGTAAAGTGTATTAATATCACTCCATTTGTCTGCATGCTGAGTGACTAAAGTGTCCAGAAAATATCTGTTTGTATAAATCTCACAAGATTGGGTTGCGGCTTTAATTAAATTATCAATTAAAGTGTCATCCGCTGTTGTATCAACTTTCAAAAAATCTTTTGCCTCAGCTGTTGTAAATAAAGGATTTGTTGCTAAAGTATTTTCTTGTAAACTTCTATACATTTTTTTTGTTTTAAAAAAAAGGAGCTGGCTAATAAAAACCAGCCCCTTTTTAAAGTTATATAATCAAATTATGCATCAATTAAATTAACGAAAGCTGAACCATTTTGAACAGCGTTTCCATCAACTAAAGATGTAACAACTAATCTTGGAAGTCCAGAAGCAGCATTTGTGTATGGGTCAAACAATATGTCTAATCCACCAAATTGTGCAATGTGAACTTTTGAGAAGTCCCCAAATAAAGCATGACTTTTTCCAGCAGTTCCATTCTCAGCAACATGTGGAGAAACAAATGCAAAGTAACCATTTAATCTCTTGTCTGCATTATCCCAAATTGGAGATACATTAGAAACTTGAGCCAATGCCTTAACAACTCCATAAGCTGTTGTGTCTAATAAGTAAGCCATTCTTGAACCTTCTAATTGAACTCCAGCTTCTAAAACAGTAGTTTCCATTGTAAGCCAATCAGCAGCGGTTACATCAGTTGGTCCTGTAGCAGCGTCAGCAAAGATTGATTGTGGAGCGTTAGAAACATCTGAAGTGTCTAATAAAGCTTTTTCTAAAGATGAAGCAATTGAAGCAGCCATGTTTCTTTGAAGAGCAGCTTCAAGACCTGTGTTCTGAATCATTGACTCTTGTGTCATGTTTACAACAGAGATTAATTTTTTAGGAGATAAAGTTACATTCCCTGTGTTACCAGCAGATGAAGGAGCACCTGTCCCATCCTCAGCAACGAAAGTAGAAGTTATTCCAGAGAAAACAGGAAACTTCATGTTGTTGATTCCAGAATAGAAGTTAGCACCAGCAGAAGCCAAAACTAAGTTTCCTTCCAATTGGTCAGTGAAAGACATTACTTCAGTTGCGTTTACATCAGAAGTGTTCCAAGCTCTTGTTAATATTGAAGATGGTATTCCAACTCCTTTAACAGAACCTCCTGTGTATCTAGTTTCGTTGATTGCTTCTTCATGCATTTCCTTAACAATTCCTTCCATGTTACCTGTGTAAGCAGCTCTAACAGCAGCTTGGAAAG